CAATGTATGATGCTTTGGCAGAAACGATGGCATTGTGTTTGGGTGATTTATTGAATAACTCAATGAGAAAGTCAGGATAGAGATTGTCAGCACCAAATGTCACGAATCCTTTTGCTTTGTTCTCTTTGAAAACAGGCAGTTTGTTATCGTGAAAGTTTAATCTTTGGAATATCATCTCTATCAAATAGCAATCAATCTTTTTTGTTTGAGAACTTGTCAATAGATGTGAATCCAAGACAAGCAATCACGATGAATTCAACCGCAGTCACCAATTCTGGAGAAGGTACGATATCAGCAGGGCTAAGAGAATTATGAGCCATTGTAGCAAACAAAACAAAAGCACCGATAATGCCCACGAATCGTTTTGATGACATCTCTCCTTTGTCACCCGTGAAAATTTCCATTAATTTTTTCATAAATCTTTGCTTTCTAATAGTGTATATGTGAATGAATTTCCGTGCAAGGTGGCAGCCTTCTTGACTAAAGCCATAAACTCGTCAAAATCTGCTGACTTTTTGAACACCTGACAACCCTCACTCCAATTCTCAACATAGGTTGAATCTGCACCAGCCTTGTGGATGTTGATTCCGTAGATACCTTCTGTGATTAACTTGGTGTCGTAGGTCATATCCTTGTTGGCATCACGATAAACCTTCACGGGTTTGGCTTGTTTTAACGCTTCGTATTTGCCTTGATGCAATCCGATGGCGTGTGAACCACGATATTGTCCGGGAACTAAACGAGCAACGCCTTGAGCATTGTGAAATTCCTTCACTCCCTTTGTGCCGGGATCAGTTGTCGCAGCCCATTTCTTAAAATGCCACACATCACCGATTTTGTAACTCACGGTTAACAAGTCATCAAAGACATTTGTCACTTTGCTTCCAGTATCCGAATTGCGAATGCCAATGATGTTCAAGTTGTAATCACCTGATTCAAAGAACTTGTAGTTCTTGATCTTCATTGCTTGTTTGATTTTGTCTATCATCGCCCTTGTTTTTTATATGGTTTTGAACTCTTATGCTTGTTCTTGTGCTTGGTATGTCTGCCCAATTTGTTTTTGGGTTTTACCCGAAATGATGTGATGTTTACTTTTGCTGCCATAGGTACATTCTAAAATAGTCAAACTCTTCCTTTCCACCTTCGGAGAGATAGTTCAAATAAGCGTCATAGATCACTCCTTTGAACTCAATTGGTGTTGTGGTGGTATCTAATCCAGCACCTACCATCTTCACGGCATACACCTCCATTTGGTCTTGAACAACTTGCATCTGTACGACCACGGCTTCCGCTTTCTTTTCAGCAACAACCACCGCTTCTTTCAATTGCTCTTTCTCAACCACTTTTGCTTCCACCAATTTCTCACTCACCTCGTGTGCTTGTTTAGTGGCTTGTCCAACGGCTTGTGTGTTTTGCTGAATCTTCTTCAACAACGCATCAATGTCACTAACTGGCTTGGGTTCAGTTGCCCAAGATTCGGTGAACAAATAACCACCGATGAAAGCGAATGCAAAAATGATTAACAATCTCATAGTTTCTTCATTGAGTTAATGATGCGTAATTCAGTAATGGCTGCAGACAAAGCACTGTCAGCAGTTTTTAACATCTTGTACGCTTGCTTTTGCTCTGCTCTAAGTACTGCCATCTCTTTGCGACATTCATCAATCTGCGTTTGATTGTTCGCCCGCAAGTCCATATACAAATAAGAAACAGCCAAAAGCATACAAAAAGCAACGGCAGCAACTGGATTCTTACGAAATTCAGAAAAGGAAATGGGTAGACCATTGGGGACTTTTTTAGGCGTTGACATCGGGAGTTATGCAATAAGGTGAATCGGGATAAAATTGACAGAATCTTTGTGTGTACATTTCCTCACACCCACTAAAAGTATGAACGCCTATTGGATTTGGGAACACCTCTTTTGTGCTGAATGATTCCAACGGCTCGCCATTCCAAAGGATGTCAACGGCATAGAGTGGGGATAGGTCGGTGCAGTTACCTTCGTTGTCTGTTGCTAAACAGATTTGCCCGATTTCGTGTACTGCACAATTTTGGTAAGTTATCGAACCTTCAACCGTGTTTGATATTTGGGCTTGGTATGTTAGCCATTCGGCTAATGATTGGAATTCGTATTTTGCGAAGGTCATAAGGTGGTAAGGGTTGTGCAATCGGTATCCGATAGCGGTGAAGGATAGATTGCCATTGCTTGAATGAATACGGGTATACCCGCACCACTCCCTAATAAATTTTCCATTATGGTTGTTGTGAACGATGTCGCAGAAACAACCTTTGTCCCGTTAACAAATACATCCGCACTTGTTCCATCCCATTTAATAGCAATTTTTACAGTGTCCGTAGTTGTAGTAAATATTTGTGTGCCTACTGCTGATATATATTTGAATATTGACAATCTCACACTGGCACTCACACTGGCATTCCTTATGGTTAATTGATTGCCAGTATTAATAGAAGCGGTGTCTCCTATAAATATACCATTGTTAGAATCCCTCGTATACGCCACATTCCCCCTCAACTCCACAAACCAAGTACCCCCACTACTCGTAATCAAACCATTGGTGTAGATGTTATTTCGTGAGAATGAATCCGCAACCCTTGTCGCTGATGCGGTGGTTGTTGGTATGTAGGTTGTGGGGTATGCGCCTAGTTCGAGTTGTGCGCCCCATATAAAGAAAGTACCCGTTGATGTTGTATCTCTTACGGGATAAACACCTATTGATGTGCAACCCGTTGGAGTTGTAAATGTTACCGTGATGCGTGACCAAGTTGTACTATTCGTTTGAGAATAATAGGATGTAACAGCAACTATATCAGAACCACCACTAAAATTAAAAACGCTATATCTTAAATCGGTTGCAGTTCCACGCAATGCGTAAAAACTAAATGTGTATGTTGTATTTGCAGTAACGGTTATATTTTGCCGTAAATTATTTCCCGATGTTGTTTGAATTGTTATGGTATCCGCATTGGTTGTTCCATCGGGTGATATGGTAGTGTTTGCAGTTGCCGTCGTATTACCTTTTAACCAACTCGCATTATCAAACTGCTCACTATACAACGCCAAATTCGTCCTCTGAGGCTCTAACAACAACGCAGGACAACTGCCGTACATATAACTTAATCTCGGTACACCCGAACCCATTGATTCCAACAAGCCCGAACTATTTGTGCGTAGTGCCGTGGATGCCCTTGTCCAAGTTAAATCACCGTTTCCGTTTGTTGGAATCTGTGCGTATGCTTTGCCCGACTTGTAGCCCGAAGGAATGAGCAACAACGATGCAGTCAATAGCAACCCACTCACCGCATCAACACAAGCACCCGCTTCAGTTACTCCACCATCGGCAATAACTCGGCTTTGGTAAGCGTTAAAAATCCCTTGGGCATAATTGGAACGATTGATTCCAATGCCCAATCCAATGCCCATTCTGCGCATTAGTATGCGATTACAGAACCAGAGGAAGTAACGAAACCTGTGATTTTGTTACCCTTACCAGCGGGCAAATAAACGCCTTGCTTGAAAGTGATGCCCGACATACCGCGTGCAGTTAGCACGTTAGTTGCTGTGCCATTCTCTTGGGTAACTGTAAACGAGGTAAACACTGTATCTTCTTGCGGAACCAAAGCGTCATAACTTACGCCTGTAACTGTTGCCGCTCCGTGTCTTACAAATCCGTCGTAACCTGCTACGATGTCGATTGATGCTTCTGCCATAATGAATGCAATTTACAAAAGCCCCACCGCCAACTCGTTAACAAATTAAACGCTGCTAATAATATACAACTGGGCGCCGTCGCTTATAATGGTCTTGCTGCCGTATAGCGAATTGATCGTAGTTGAACTAGAGCCGTTTATATTATAAGAGCCGCCGCTTATAGTTACCACGTGATTGGTTGCTGTCTTTATGAAATAGTATTTCTTGCCCTTGCTCTCCGTGGCGTTTGGCAGGTTCACTACAACATTGCCATCCGTAGTATTGCAAATAATAAGCTCGTAGCCGTTTGTAATTGTGTGCGTGCCTGCTGTGTAAACTACAGAAGCGTTGTGCTCTTGCACATGCCACCTTACAACCTCTGAACTATCCACGTATTCGAGCATCACTTCCCAGCGTGTATTCAATGTAGGCTGCGCAGTTGGTGCGCCTTCTGCGTCATTAATCAAAAACTCCAATACCTGATCAGGCACAAAAGTAATTGATCCGTTAATATCGGCCACCGCTTCCAGTGCGTAATTTACTTTGTCATCGTTTTTGCTAGGATCTATTTTGTAACCTTCGCCCGTTGATGTAAGACCTGAATAAGTTGGGGCCAAATACAACCACTCCCCATCCCATGCCTCGGACTTGGCTTTGAAGCTGCAACCATTTAACACCCAGGCGCCGCCGTCAAAATACAAAGTTTTGATTGCAGTTAATGTGCCACTGTCCACCCAACTACCACGCACGACCTGCAGAAAATCTTTATAGCAGCCACCTACGGCCGTGCCTATCATTTCAGTAAGCGTGCCATGGGTTACGGAATCCCAACCGCCAAACCAATCATCGGCGACGACATTGGTAGTGCCATTGTAGGCCAGTATATTGCCAATTGCATATTTTGAATCGCTCGAGTAATGGGCAATATCCAAATTAATCTCGGTACTGTTTAACGCCGAGGCTGTGCTTGGGCTAAATACTTCCTCAATATCAAAAACAAAATCGGGGTTATTATACGATGAACTATCTGCAAACGCAACTTGCACAGATGCCCAGTAGGGTTTAATAGCAGCAGCTGCAACTTGCCATCCTTTGCTTTTTGAATAAGTTTTTACAACCGAATAAACATATAAAATGTTTACATAAATACGGTCGTAATTAGCGGGCGCCGTAGTGCATTGCCTTTCAATAGAAAAAGTATTCCACGTAGTGCGTTGCCCGCGTGTGTCCAACTCTTCATTATACATTTGGTTTGTACTCGCCCAATATCCATCTGGCTGTAAATACAAATTTGTAGTGCCATCGCTTACCCAAATTGAAAAAGAAACAATCGTTTTATTTTCTACTTTTCCCGCAGGGTATCCTCTGCCAAACTTAGTTACTATCTTCACCCTAATCGGCGCATCGTCTGGCGTTGTGCCCGTAGGTATGTCTGTAAAATCGGCAGTATATGCAGTGTCGGAAATGTTCGCATATGTTCGGTAAGCGCTACCTACAAGCCTGCGCTGCGTATCCAACCTGATCAACTTTGCAGCGGGTTGGTAGTAAAGCGATGGCTTGGCCTCCCATTGCGGTCGTGGGCTTGCCAATGTCTGCCTGTGGGTATAGGTGCCGGTGCCTTGGTAGCCGAGTGTATAGGAGTAACGGCGATAGGCGAGCGTGGTATTAAAGTAACCGTTTACTGGCACCATCCAATAGCCTGCCATCTCATGTATAAACCTAACTTGCAGGGCTGCGCAAATCTGCTCCATTGCCTCGGTGCAGGTGAGCATGTTGCTGTCGGCATAATATCCAGCGTCCACATCAATCGCCCGCACATCCTTCATGGGGTCAAAGTTTTTGACAAACGCGTTAAGGTTGAAGCTGAGCAAGTGAATCCCTTTTAATGCGGCCGCACTAGCATACATTAAAGAAGCGTCATAAAAGTAATTTGTTTGTATTCCTAAGACTGCCCAGTACTCGCTTAGTTCAATTTCTTCCAGGCACTTGCGGAAAAGATAGGATCCTGTAATTATGCCATCCGTAAACCACAGATCACTAACACGAAATCCTTTTAACAATTCCAAGCCATCAACGGCCGCAAGTTTGATCCGTGGCTTTGCTTGGATGGCCTCACGTAGGCGCGTCATTTGATCGGCAATAACTCTACCAATCCAAATAGGCGCATCCTCACGATACACAATCATGGCCCAGTTGTTTTCTGCCTCTGTGCTTATTGAAATAAAGTCAGCCAGTACAGTATTGTTTGGCATCACCCACTCCGTTGAGCATCGTGATGGCCTTAAAAATTCTTCATAGGTTGCAGTGCCTTCGCCTTCGCGATCAATTACAAAGCCCTCACCCGCAAGTTTTAACTCGGTGCCTGAGGTGGTGCTACCGCTTGGCGCATCCCACAACTCAACCCTGTAATCAATGTCTTGAATGCTCTTGAATGAGCCGTAGTAAATGCGTGCCATTATCCCCTATTTCTGTCTTTGTTATATCGTTCCAAAACAATTGCCAAATCGCGCCCCTGTATTGTGGTGCTTGCAACGTATCCGCTTTGCTCGTTTGTGTTTAGCATCCCCTTCAATTTATCCAATGGCGCAATCACTTCAGGGTTACTACTTGCCCCTGGATATTCTCCCACCAATCCCAAAGTCGGCCCGCTGACAATTCCACCCTCCGCAAAGGCTGTCATCTCTGGCCCCTTGTTAAGCATGTTAGTGATCACTGCAGAACCCGCAACCAATGCAACACCCGCAGCAGCTGCGAGCACAGGGTTGGAAATCAATAACTCCTTAAAAGCCTTTGACGCTGTGGCCGTTGCAATCAATGCTTGCCCAAATGATTTCATGAAACCTGCAACCGCCTTTAACAACTTTTGCCCAAAGGTTTCAAAGCTTCCAATTTGCCCCGTCATAATATCACCCAACAATACCCCGAAATCTTCGAGGCCCTGGGCGGTCAAACTATTAAATGCCTGGTTAACGCCCTCCATTGATTTCGCAAAACTCGCCTCATACTCTTCCTGCTTTGCAATTTGGTTTTGCATCGCATAATCAATCTGCGTAAATGTGTGCTCAAGTTTCTGCGGTGCCTTAATATCGATAGGCGCGGGATCTATTGTTTTGATTCCTTGGCGTGGACCACTAGCAACGGTTTCAATTTCTGTTGCCTTCAATTCATTTCTAGCCTTTTCTGCCTCTAACTGTCTTTGCGCTTTGTACTTTTTAAAGTTTTCTAAACGCTTGTTATAGGCATCTTGATTTTGCTTTAAAATCTCGGCCTCGTGCTCTTGTTGTTTGGCCGCCTCTGCTGCGTTATAATTGTCTCTTTGTATTTTTAATACGGTTAATGCCGTTTTAGTATCATCAATTATTTTGCCCCAGTTCTCTTTATTGTTTTTGCCTAGGTTTGCACGAGCCTTTTGTAGCGTTAAATTTAAATTCTGTTCCTGTAAAGCAAAGGCGCCTAATTTATTGCCCTTTGCCTCCATTACTTTTATATCGCGCTCGTTTTTGGCTATTGTTTTATCGAGCGTTGTATTTAATCCTTTCAGCGCGGCATCAGCGGGAAAAATTGCGTTCTTTAATTTGTCAAAATTGGCAATCAATGCGCCAATTCCTGCAATCGCAACGCCAATACCTATAGACATTAAGGCTGTTCTAAAGGCAAGCGTTGCCCCTGTTGCGCCTCCCGTTACTAATGTATAGAGTTTAGTTGCGGCTGTACTAATTCCAATACGCACAGCGCTCTCTGCTTGCAATGCGTTTTGTATGGCTTGCACTCCATTAACTAAAGCAATGGCCCCCTGAAGCTTGACCATTGTTTTTTGAAGATCTTCATTCTCAACCCCTGCCAATGCAAGTGCGCCCTCAACGGCACCAAAAGCCCCGGCAACTGCCTGAACTCCACCCAATACCGCATCGAGGCGTCGGGTATCGCTTGCAAAATACCCAACCTCTGCCCTGGCATCGCCTATGCTATCTTTTATTCTACCCGCTTCTTTTATAAACTGATCAGCAGAAGCCGCAAACTCTGGACCCAATGCCCGCGCTTCCATAGCCAACTGGGTCAACTGCCTAACAGTTCCCATCGTTGGGTTACGGGTTGCAATGCTTGCTAGCTTTTCCTCGATGCTCTTTGCACTCTTCGCCACATCGGCAGACATTTCACCGCCCGCCTTTTTGATTACTGATATCGCGTCATTAAAGCCCTGTCTGAGCTTTTCAATGTTGGCGCCAATTACTATATTTAAGGACCTTGCCATTATCTTGTATAGTTAATTATAAAGTCCTGAGCAACGTGGTAAATTCCTGCAAATCCTGCCTCATCCTCCGCCAATTGCACCTCGCCATCAAATTCGATAGTTTGGCATTTTACAGAGTTAAAAGTGCCTGGCAATGTTACTGCTTCCAATGCAGTGCGCACCGCAGAAGCGACCGCCGTAGCGCTTGCAAACGTGGTGCCAAAGCTACTAATTTGCACCCGAGCAAAGTCTGTGCGTGAGTGGCTTGTGTTGGTAGGACTTGCAATAATGCTGACTAAATTATAAGCGATTGCAGGGAATGCAGACTCTTGCGGAATGCGTATGGGATTTAAGCGAGTGGAAACCAACGCCGTAAGGTCTGACGCATTGCTTAAAATGTTATATACTATTTTTATAGGTGCGCTCATGCCTTGGCGTCCGGTGTTAATTTATCAAAGACATGCGAATATAGTTTAACCGCATCCTCAATACTAATATAGTCGGACTCCTCCCATGGAAATGTTAACAGCCTTTTCGGTTCGATTGGCTTTTTTAAGTGTGGCGCCATACCTGTAGCAACTGCCCAGCGGGTGATCTCCCATTGGTTTCTGTACTGCTGTTGCTGCGCCTCGCGCATCCCCTCCAATTTCAAACGCCAAAAACGTGGCGAGCATTTCCAAAATTCTCGCTCAGTTAGATTCAATTCGCCGTAACTGATGCGCTCAATCTTGCGCCAAGTTAGCGGTGCGCCGTCGCCCTTGGCTTTTACTTTCCCTCTGGCTCTTCAGTGCTAAAAAAATCACTCACCGCCTGCGTGAATCCATCCAATGCAGGGCTCAACTCTGTAAATCTTTTAACCGATGCGCCCAACTTTTGGATCGTGGGGTATGGCGTTTTTTTGCCGTCGGCTTCGTAGCCTTCCAATATCCCATAGAACGCGCAACTTAGTGCAAAGTCCATCGATTTGGCAAGGTCTTTTTGCAGGTTTAGATCTGCGAAATTTTCCATCCCAGCCAACTGCATCACATTGCGCAGGCTGTTCATGTTAAACAAAAGGGGGTGCTGAACACCCCCAATGATAATGTGGCTCATGCCACAAATATAATAAAATAAACTTATGAAACAGTTCCGATGGTCAAAGCGCCAGTACCCTGCAAAGTTCCTGTAAAGGTTGCTTTGTCGTTGTTGGGTGCGCTCAATGA